AGCTGCGGGAGCAGCGCCGCGAGTCTGCACAGGGGTCAGGTCCGTGAGAACCGCAACGATGTCGCCCTTTTGATCGCCCCAGTCCGGCACTTGGAGAGCGAAGCCGGCGCGGAAAGTGCCGATCTTGACCTGCTCACGCATCGACGGAGGGACACGAAGAGCGCCGACGTTTACAACAGCGCCGGAATCGTCGAGGAGAGCGCAACGGGCAGCGAAGTGCTGATATTTGTTGCCAGTACGAGCCGAGGTTTTTTCCTCGTTTTCGATGGTGAACACTTGGATCATGGAAGAGAACTTGGACATAGAAGACAGCCTTTAAAAATCGGGAAAAACGGCAGGAACACCGCACGAGCGGCCACGCGTGACCGCTGAGGCGAAGTTCATGCAACGACCCGCACAACAGAACAGGGCGTAGCCTTCGCGCCGAAATCGCCAGGATCTGGCCAGAAATAACCCAAGCGAACACGAGCGACGCGAGAGGTAATTCCATGACCACCGGGCCACTCGACGACCGAACCGCGCTTGACAAGACGGACGCGAGTAGAATCGAGGTTAGAGGTGGAGACCCCCGGGCCGGGGACTACCTGACGAGCTACCGACAAGGCAGACCCGTTTTCGCCCGAGGAGACCCCGTAAGAGGGGAGAACTTTCATAGGTAGCTCCATGAAGTACTACAAGAGGTCAGGGATTCCCAACCAGAATAGATTCCAAAAAGGAACAGGCCTAATGTATTCCAGAAAGGAACACATATGGAATCAGTAAAAACCCTTATTGACAAAGCAGCAAGCAAAGTAGGCACAAGGTACAAACTTGCACAAGTGCTAAACGTACCGGCATCAACAATCTACAACTGGGAGACAGGCAGGAAACCCTGCCCAGCAGAAGACAGAGCGAGATTGGCCGGCGTAGCCGGAGAGGACTCCCTACAAGAACTAGTAAGGGCGACGATTGAGAACGCGAAAGGAGAAGTGAAGCGAGCTCAGTTGGAAAAACTATTCGGAAAAATATCGAGAACGCGAGTTCGTTTTACGCCGGCGGAGGCTCAGCCGACAGGAAATAGAAATCCTGAAAGCGAGGAAGGAAGGATTGACCGACAACTTGCCCAGGCATGAGGACAGAGTAGACAGCCTGGAGAGCGTCGAGGAGGTTCCCGAAGACGCCGAGGTCTACAGGCAAGGGCACTTCACACTTGCCGAACTTCGCCCATCGGTTAGACCACTTTTCACCCTCTGCAAATTCCTTGGTTATGTACTTCGCGATGTAGGCGGCAATCTTGGCACAGGTGGACCGCTTGCCCTTTGCCCGTGAGAGATTGGCAGCTCCGCCAAGATCACCGACAACAGAAAGCCAGATGCGCCGGAGCAGGTCGTACGACTTGACCTTGCAAGGTACGCCGAGACTGTTTTTTTCCATGAAAAAGTGAGGGATGCCAGAGGTAGCAAGGTGGACATGCCAAGCGCCCCGTTTTTGTCTTTCAAACCCAGCCACGAACTGAAAGCCAGGAAGGTGACGCTTCAAGCGCCGGTTGAATTCTTTTAGATGCCGCTTGCAAAGACCCAAATCGGTCATTAGAGCGCGATAAGTGAGGGTGATAAGGGAGTCAGTACCCATGGCCTTACAAAGATGCCGAACGCGTTTCCTGGCCGTCTGAGCAGCCCTGGCAGCATGACGCTGAGCTATCTCCTCCGCGTTTTCCTCACGGTACTTGGCCATCATCTCCTCATGATCCCGGATAACCGAGGGAGACCAGCCCAGTTCCTCCCAATCGATACACCTCGACGCCGTAGCTTCCACCTGTCCATTACCCAGGTCGTAGGCCTTGACTTTGTACCGGGGCGAGGCCTTGCCTTGAAAGGGAACCCCATCGATAATTCGTATCACGTTGAGAGCCTCCGATGCTCTGAACCGGACCCGGAGGGATTGCAGTCCCTGCCGGGTCTTTTTTTAGCCTGCTAGGACTGATGTCCCAAAGTTTCTTAGGAATAAATTTAGGGCCTGCCTGCGCCGGCTGCGCCGGCGCGAGGCGCGGCCCCCCCCACCGGATAAACCGGGGTTGAGACGGCAGGCTCAGCATGGGCTTCGCCCATACCCACCCCATGAATGGGGCCCCATTGCTTAGCAGGGTCGAGATAGGCCAACACATCGCGCTCCGGCAAGTTGTCCGCAGGGAGCCGGCCCGAGGCCAAGGGCTTGCGAGCCGCAGCCAAGTCCCCGCACATGTCCGGGTCAGCATCGACGCGCTTACCCTTGTCGGTGTAGCAGCGACACCCGGCGTCAGGGCGGTAGACGCACCCGGAGAGTTCAAGGGGGGTACTGGATGCCGGGGCGGTCCCTTCCTCGCCGGTACTGGATGCCGGGGGGGCATCGACGGGGGTACTACTGGATGCCGGGGGGGTGACAGCAGCAGCGACACTGTACGCCGGGGGGGTCTGAGAGATGCCCTTGCCGGTCATTGCGCCGCTGAGAGTGCCGAAAGCCGTGGGGGCGACGGCCAAACCACCGATTAAAGCGAGTACAGGGACCACCAACCAGGGCGGAATCTTCTGTTTCTGCTTCGTGTGCAGCTCAGAACTTTTATACAGGCTGTATGCGGACTTGGGATAGGACCACAGGGACATGGTGGCCGACTTGGTGCGATGTACATCGACGGAGCAGCCATCCCAGTCATAGATGGCAGCACGAGCCAGACCGAAGAGACGGCGCACGTGCTGGTGACGACCGACGAGACGCCGAACGTTTTGATCGATGAGCATGGGATTTTGAGTGATCACCACGAAATCGACGCCCAGGTGGCGATGCGTCTCAAGATGCTTGATCATGTCCGGGGGTTTCGTGCCCAGGCCGCGAGGACGCCAATAACGCTGGACCTCATCAACCAAAATAACATCACCGGGCTTGCACCATGAATACCAGTTTGTAAGGCCCTGGCCCTCACAGGTCAGAGCGCCCCTATCATCCTCGACCAGCGGAGCCATTAGCTCATGAGGAAGGACCAGATCGGGCACACCATCAACGACGAGACGACGCTGGAGGTCCTTGCCACGGTGGCGGAGCTTTTGAGCGAGAAGGGTCTTTACGAGGGTGGAGACAGCGTAGAGAGTCTTGCCCGAACCGGGGACACCGGTAATGAGGTAGATCATGTCGCCCCCAGCATGAACTTAGTGGCAGAGACAGCAGCCCACATGCCGACACGGGCGACCATTGCGCCGCAAACGATGCCGATACATTGAGGAATGCCAGCGATGGAAGCCAGCGCGAGAACATCAGCCGCCACACTGGACCAGTTCGAGGTGGCCATATCGATCAAGGCTTGCAGCGAGGCAGTGACACCGGTAAAGGTGATCGTGCCGATGCCCAAGATGGTCAGCGCACGGAGAACGAGAGGACCCGCGAGCGTGAGGAGCCAGGAACCAAGACCAGCCATTTAAGCCACCCTGAATGAATCGGCCACGATGAAGGCAGCCAGGACCGCCGCAAGGGCGAGAAAAAGAGTCTTGAGAAGCGCCAGCCGATCACACAGAGGCTGATAACTGACACCGTAGGAGGAACCCCGCACAGTGAAGGACAGGGGACCAGGGCAAACGCTGGAGGACGAGAAAGCGACAGCCGTGACGCTAACCGCATGGGTTTTCTTTTGAAGCACATCAGAAGACGGGGTATCGAGATTCTGACAACCAGCCGAATCGGGATACTTATCACAAGTCGTAAGCTCCTTCTCTTTTGAAACCGTCTCCGTACTCGTGCTGACCGTCACACCATCATTGGTGATGCTCGTCGTATTCACCGTGTTGTAGGTGACCTGATTCCCGGCATAGGTGATGTTGTAGTTAGTCGTCCTGGTAGTGACCGTCCCATCGGGGTTTTGAATTGTAGAGACCGGGCCGGAAGCAGTGGCCGGACCTGTGACAGTCGGAGAGGGGGCAATGATCGGCTCACCAGAATCGGCAGCCTCTTTGATGGCATCGGGCAGCTTCGACGTCGAACCCCAATCAGTTTTGTTGGCGATGGCTGTCTCAAGCTCACTATAGGTTGAGGGCAGATACGAGGGAGAACCGGCAGGAGTTTTACTTACACCCTTGACGGCAGAGTAATAAACATATCCACCTGTGAGGACGTAATTCCAGGTGTTAGGCAAACCGTGAGGTTGACAAGATCCAGCCCCATAGCGAGTGGTCTGAAAAGCGCACGCCTCAGTGAGCGTCGGATAAATGCCAACCACCGAGCCAGTATTACCAAGCGCCTGATAGTCAAAACAAGGCGCAACGGTGCAGACGGCAGGGTCTTCCTTTTGAACCGTCAAACCATCGGGAGAAATGAGAAATTTCAACTCCCTCGCAAGCTCAAGAAGTGCCAAACCCTGACCAACAGGGCCAAGCTTACGAGCAGCACGACCAAGAGCGCCAGCGAGAGTAGGACGATCTGGAATGACGCGAGCGGAAACATCGATCACGCTACGACCGACAGGGAGCGAACCGGTAGAAGTCCCAACCGGTACACCACCAGAGACGCCCCAGGTAGTGTTACCCGTGGAAGGACCTGTACCAGGTCTCCACGTAGATGTAGTGTGAGTTACGCCTGCAGCCCAATCAACGCGCCAACCCGTGTCCCACTGGCCAGAGGTGACACCGGCACGAGCTACCTGAAAAGGAGCCAGAGCAAGAAACAGCAGCCCCAACAGTAGGCCAGTAAGTTGATATCGAACATGCATCACGCCCCCGACGAAGGAACACGATTCATGGCAAGACAGCCGGGGCACTCCCAAAGAAGCTCACCAAGGCTTCCCGTCTCTTCGAGCTCACCCTCAGTCCACGACTGGGAACAGTCCTTACAGTGATAAGGGGCCTCGAAATCATCATCAGGAAGATCAAACATAAATCAGGACTCCGGACGGGATGTGAGAAGAACATAGAGGCGCTTGACGCCCCAGATGACGCAGGCAGCAGTGAGGACGGCGGCGAAGATAAGAGACACAGCCTCGTAGTCGTCAGCAGTGGCCTTGTAAGGGGTGATCACGAGGGTACAGGTACCCCCACCACCACACGTGATCACCGTTTCCACGATCAGCGACCCAGCAGGCGCAGGACCTTTTTCACGCCGTAGATGGCGGCCGCCATGGTGATCATGGCCGCGAGGACGGCAAGGACCGCCGTCTGAGCGTCGCTGATGCCGGTGGTAGCAGCGGCAACGTCGATCACAGCGAAGGACGAGAAGGACAGGGCCGACAGAGCAGCCAAGACGAGAGCTTTTTTCATTCCAGGTTTCCTAGTTACGGTGCGGGATTGCACCCCATACCCGACGACGTTTCACAACGCTGGCCGGGTACAGGCTGAAATCAAGCAGCTTTCGGAGCAGCTGCGGGAGCAGCGCCGCGAGTCTGCACAGGGGTCAGGTCCGTGAGAACCGCAACGATGTCGCCCTTTTGATCGCCCCAGTCCGGCACTTGGAGAGCGAAGCCGGCGCGGAAAGTGCCG